ACATCTTTGGATTAAAGCTTCTTACAACACGCGTACTAATAAATATTTTAATAATGCTACGAATCTATTAGACTCAGATCAATCAAAAGCATTTAGAGGAAATTTTCCAGGAATAGGTTACACTTGGGATGCAACCAATCAAATTTTTTGGCCTCCACAACCTTACCCATCTTGGACAAAAAATCTTTCTGCTGCTGCGTGGGATTCACCCCTTCCTATTCCAACATTAACGGATGAACAAGAATCACAAAGTGCAGCAAATACTCATCACTGGTATTATGAATGGAATGAATCTGCGTATCAAGCCGACAATAATACAGGTTGGGATTTAAAAGACGGCCTAGCATAATTATTGACATTTAAAAACATTCCTTTATAAAAGGAATTGGTATGCACAAGAAAGTATTATCTGAAATAGCTATATACTATGGAAATGTTTCAATGCCTAAAGGTTTTGAAATTCAAAGAGGTTCTTTAATATTAGATGGTGTGAAATCAGAGCTATCTAATACCAAATTTAAATTTAGTAGAGAGTGGGATAAATTAACTAAATATGTAGTGGAACATGTAAATGTAAAACACAATTTAACTTTAATAAATAAAGACACTTGGACAAATACTTATAAACCAAATGAAAAAACAATTCCTTTATTAAATATAAATCCAGTTGATTTAAAAAATTCTCCTGATTATGTATTATTGTACGGATTAAAAACAGACGATTGTTCTGTTAGAATACACTATGATGATAATAGGCGTAAAGGAAGATCGTGGGACATACCACTTACCGACAATAAATTTATAATGTTTCCTTCAACTTGTATGTATTATTTAACAAATAATCAAAAAGACTCTTTAAATTTTGTGCAAACTATAACTTATGAACTTGTTTAATTATTATTGGTATTTTAAATCTGCACTAACACCTAGGTTTTGTGACGATGTTATAGAGTATGCTAAATCAAAAAAAGAAGTTATGGCTAGAACTGGTGGTTATGGTGATAAAGAATTAAATAAAGAAGATATTAAAAATTTACAAAAAAAACGAAAATCAGATTTAGTATGGATGAGTGATAATTGGATATATAGAGAATTACATCCATATGTGCATCAAGCTAATAAATTAGCAGGATGGAATTTTCAATGGGATAAATCTGAAGAATGTCAATTTACCAAATACAAAATAAATCAATACTATGACTGGCATTGTGATAGTTGGAAAAAACCTTATGATAAACCAAATACACTAGATCATGGTAAAATTAGAAAACTATCCATGACTTGTCAGTTAACAGATGGTTCAGAATATAAAGGTGGAGAGTTAGAATTTGATTTTAGAAACTATGATCCACATATGCGAGACGAATCAAAACATAAAATACAATGTAAAGAAATATTACCAAAAGGATCTATTATTGTATTTCCTAGTTTTGTGTGGCATAGAGTTAAACCAGTAACGAAAGGAACAAGGTATAGTTTGGTTGTATGGAACCTAGGCTACCCTTTTAAATAATGGAAATAAATAATTTTTTTTGGACACCTATTTGGACTGAACAAAAAACAGAATTTGTTAATTCTTTAAATAAAGTAACAAACAAATATATTAAAAAAGCTAAAAATACTCCGGAAGCCAAAGAGTGGATAAAAAAACATGGTGATTTTGGAAGAAGTTATCATTCAACGCCATTAACAATAGATAATGATTTTTTAGATTTTAGAAGTTATGTAGGTCAAAAATCTTATGAGTTTTTAGATCAAATGGGTTACGACATGCAACAGTATCAATTAATGTTTTCTGAAATGTGGGTTCAAGAGTTTGCTAAAAAAGGTGGTGGATATCATTCAGCACACATACATTGGAATCAACACGTATCAGGTTTTTATTTTTTAAAATGTAGTGATAAAACTTCTTTCCCAATATTTCACGAACCAAAGACTGGTGCAAGATCTACAAAATTAAAAATAAAAGAAGGCTTGAAAGACATTTCTGCAGGTCTAGATTTAATTCATTATAAACCTAAACCAGGAACTTTAATTATATTTCCAGGGTATTTAGAACATGAGTTTTCGGTAGATCATGGTCAAGAACCTTTTAAATTTATACATTGGAATATACAAGCTATATCAAAAGAAATAATTAAAAATGTTTAAAAATTTTAATAATGTAGGCTATATAAAAAGAAAGCTTTCAAAAAAAACAATGAAAGTTTTAGAAGAAGCTATTAAAAATAAAAAAGAAAATTGGAATCATAACTTAGCTGGGCAAATTGATAGTTCTTTTATAATAGAGGATAAAAATAATTGGTTTTTTAAAAATGAATTATTATCATGTATTGATGAATACTTAGAAAACACTGCAAATCAAAAATGGATAATTCCTGAATTATTAAATAAAAATTGTGCTTTTAAGTTATCAACTTTTTGGGTAAATTTTCAAAAAAAATATGAGTTTAATCCTTTTCATACACACACCGCACTTTTTTCTTTTGTAGTTTGGGTAAAAATTCCTGCTCGTCATGATAAAGAAAAGAATCTACCTTTTGTTAATCACTCTAATTGTTCATACCCTAATACTTTTCAAATGTTTTATATAAATTCTTTAGGAAAAATAGCTACTGAAGACTATTATTTAAATCCAGAAGATGAAGGGACTATGTTATTTTTTACAGGAGATAGACCTCATCTAGTATATCCTTTTTATTCTTCTGATAAAACTAGAGTGAGTATTTCTGGTAACATAATTCTTAATGTCGACGAGGTGTTGCAATGAGTTTTAAAAAAAACAATTACGTGGTAATTCGTAAAGCAATAACAAAAGATTTAGCTGCTTTTTTAGCAAACTATTTTTTTATAAAAAAACAAGTTTATAATACTTGTAGTAGTGCAAGATATATATCTCCGTTTGAAAGATTTCTTGGGTATTATGAAAGTGAGAAAGATCAGATTCCAGGAGCTTATGCTTCTTATAGTGATATAGCTATGGAAACTTTAATGTTAAAATGTCAATCAATTATGGAGAAAACCACAGAATTAAAACTGTATCCAGCGTATACTTATGCAAGAATATACGAAAAAGGTCATGAATTAAAAAGACATAAAGATAGATTTAGTTGTGAAATATCTACAACTATGAATCTTGGTGGGGATGATTGGCCTATATATTTAGAACCCTCTGGATTAAACGGTAAAAAAGGAGTTAAAATAAATCTTAAACAAGGCGACATGTTGGTTTACAAAGGTTGTGAACTAGAGCATTGGAGAGAAAAATTTAAAGGTGACGAATGTATTCAAGTGTTTCTACACTATAATAATAGCAGAACACCAGGATCAAAAAAAAATATGTTTGATCAACGTCCTCATTTAGGCTTGCCTGACTGGTTTAAAGGCTTTAAATTTACCTAATAATGTAGTAGAATAATGGTTCGGCGGGAGATCCACCATACCACATCTCTCGCCCTAATTATTATAGGATTTTTATGTTACAGAAAATAGGGTTCCAACCAGGTATTAATAAACAAATTACTGATACAGGAGCAGAAAGTCAATGGACAGATTGCGATAATGTTCGATTCCGTTATGGTATTCCAGAAAAAATAGGTGGTTGGAAACAGTTAGGTGGTACGAATGATCTAACAGGAGCAGGAAGAGGTCTACATCATTTTGTTAGTTCTACTTCAATTAAATACTCTATTATTGGAACCAACAGAATATTGTATGCTTATTCTGGAGGTGTATTTTATGACATACATCCCATCAAAACTACAACAACTCTTTCTAATGCTTTTAGCACAACTAATGGATCACCAACGGTTACGTTAACTTTTTCTACTTCTCATGGTATTGATACTGGAGATATATTATTGTTAGATAGTTTTTCTACGATAACTAACTCTAATTTTAGTGCATCTGATTTTGATGATAAAAAATTTATGGTAGCGTCTGTGCCATCAGCTACAACATTAACTATTACAATGCCATCAAATGAATCTGGATCTGGTGCAACAACATCAGGTGGTATAAGAGTTCAACATTATTATCCTGTAGGACCAGCTGTTCAAGCAAAAGGTTTTGGTTGGTCATTAGGAACTTGGGGTGGACAAGAAATTGGAGCAGCAACAACCACTTTAAATGGAGCATTGTTAGATGATACCGCAGGAACAGGTGGATCAGGAACATCTATAACTTTAACAGATACCACTCAGTTTCCAAGTTCAGGAACAAATTTTATTCAAGTAGGTAATGAAGAAATATCTTACACAGGTGTTTCTGGAAATGACTTAACGGGTATTACAAGAGCAGTTAGAAACTCTACAAGATCATCACATTCTAGTGGTGCCACAGTTACAAATTCATCAGACTTTGTTGCGTGGGGTGAAGCTGCATCAGGTGACTTAGTTGTAGAACCAGGCATGTGGTCATTAGATAATTTTGGTGACAAAGCCATATGTTTAATTCATGACGGAGAAGTTTTTGAATGGAACTCTGCAGCAACAAATGCAACAAACATTAGAGCTACAATTATATCTAACGCACCAACTGCATCAAGACACATGGTAGTGTCTACACCTGATAGACACTTGGTATTTTTTGGAACAGAAACTACTATTGGAGATAAAACTACACAAGATGATATGTTCGTAAGATTCTCTGACCAAGAGGACATAAACACATATACACCTACAGCAACCAATACAGCTGGTACACAAAGACTGGCCGACGGATCACAGATCAGAGGGGCGATCAGAGGTAGGGATGCAATCTATGTTTGGACTGATACGGCATTATTTACACAACGTTTTGTTGGTCAACCATTTACATTTGCATTTGCACAAGTTGGAACTAACTGTGGATTGGTTGGACAGAATGCATGTGTAGAAGTTGATGGTGCTGCATATTGGATGTCAGAAAATGGTTTTTTTAGATATGCTGGTAAACTAGAATCACTACCATGTTTGGTAGAGGACTTTGTATACAACGATATAAATTTATCTTCTGGTAATCAAATGGTATCCGCAGGTTTAAATAATTTATTTGGTGAAGTAATATGGTTTTATCCAACGTCTTCATCGTCAGTTGTAAATAGAATGGTTGCATACAACTATTTTGATTCATCACCACAAAGACCGGTGTGGACTGTTGGCACATTAGCTAGAACCATGTGGCGTGACTCTGCCGTATTTGGTTTACCACACGCTTTATTTTACGAAGCAGGTGATGATGCATCTTTTGATGTTGTAGGAAACACTGAAGGTAAAACAACATATTATGAACATGAAACAGGGACAGATCAAATTAGAGGTGGAACAGTGACTGCAATACTTGCAAATATATCTTCTGGAGATTTTGATATTAGTCAAAGAAGAGGTATAACAGGACAGTCAACTGGTTTAGCTGATCTTAGAGGAGATGGTGAGTTTTTAATGAAAGTTAGAAGGTTTATACCAGACTTTATATCACAAACTGGAGCAACTAGAGTTACAATAAATTTAAGAGATTTTCCAAATGATGCAAGAGCAAGTTCTTCTCTTGGACCTTTTGACATAACGTCTAGTACTAAAAAAGTTGATACAAGAGCAAGAGGTAGAGCAGTGTCTTTAAAAATAGAAAATATATCATCTAACCAAAGTTGGAGACTTGGAACTTTTAGATTAGATATACAACCAGATGGGAGACGATAATGGCAAAGATAGTACAAGTTTTAACAAGACCAAGTGAGGAGTATGATTTACCTACAGCAGAGGCACAGGTTAGAGACCTTGATGCAATTGTAGAAAAATTAAATACTACGTTTCAAGAAGAATTAAAGGATGAAGTAGAAGCACAAAACTTCTTTTTAAATTAATGGCAAATAGTTTTATAAATAAAAAAGTAGATCTAACGACAACTGATTTAACTACACTATATACAGTGCCTAGTTTCAACTCTGCTATTATTAAATCATTATTAGTATCCGAGGACGCTGGATCAGGGACCACGATTACTATAACATTGGTAAATGCTAGTGGAACTATATTTAATTTGTTCAAAGATAAAGCTATAGGATCTAAAGCAACAACAGAACTGTTGACACAACCTTTAATTATGGAGGAGAGTGAAATATTAAAAGTACAAGCTGCTGACGCGAATGAGTTGCACGTTATAGCCTCTATATTAGAAATACAGCCAAGAGAGGTAACAACGTAATGCAAGTAATAAAACCAACAAAAGTAGAAACAACATATAGACACAAGGAAACTGGGGAGCTTTTTAAGGAAAGAAAAGACTGGGAAGCTAAAGGTTATAAGGAAGAAGACATGGCTCAAGACGTAAATGTTGTGATGCCAAGCCTTGATTTATTTGGAGAAACAAAATAGAATGATACGATGGCAATAACTAGAGCACAACAAGCAAAACAGATGTTACAGTACGGTGGACGTATAGGTTTAAAACCAGGTGGTTTTACTGAAAAAGACGATTTAAGAGAACAAGCAGGAAGAGCCATTACTCAAGGTAAAAAACCACCTACTATACAAGAGGTGAGAGAAATAATTGCTAGCGGTCCTGATAGAGACACAGGATTAGAACGTGCAAGACAACGTAATATAGCATTACAAGAAAAATTATTAGACACACCATACGAAGGCCTTAAAACTTCTATTCCAAGTATTAATCTTTTAGGAAATCTTATAGGTGGAGTTGGTTATAATAAAGGTATAAAATTCTATTCTGATAACTCTATTGGAGGAAAAATAAATCCTCAAACCGGAAAACCTTTTGGTTATGGAATAGATGGTTACAAAGATTACGCACGTCAAAGACAATTAGGTCAGGTAGATGCCTTTGGTGATTTACTTAATGAAGAAGATGATGATGATGATCAAATTTTTTTACCTGGACAAGGTATAATGACTCAAGCACCAGGGGACATGGACCAATCATCTACAGAAGAATTAAGTCCTATTCAACAAGCTATATTAGATAGAGGTGACGCTTCTGCTTTTTTAGCTACAGGTGGTAGGGTAGGTTTTTTCACAGGTATGAGAGCACAAGAACAAAAAGAAAAAGCAAGAGAAGACAGAAGAGCTAGTCAATATGATACTCCGAAAAGTACAACAGCTAAAGCACCACCCTCAATGGGATTTGGAAATCCACCACCAAGCGTTAGAGATGATAGAGGTGGAAGTGATGCTTCACCGCTACCTAAAAAAAACAGAGTCTCACCTATGCTTAAAGGTGCAGTAGATTTAGGTGGAGATGTTTCTTATCTTAAAAATCTAATAGAATTAAATCCAGTAGGTATAATGAAAAATGTTGGTGCAAAAATTTTGTTTGATAAAATTCTTGGAGATCAAACTAGTTTAGATACAGAAGATGATAACATGAAGATGGCAGAGTTAAGTCAAAAACAATTAGATTTTTTAAATCAACCTATAAATCAAAAAAGTTTAAAAGATGAGTCTTTTGGTCTTACTCCTAAACAAATATTTGATAAATTACCTTCTTATGAAGAAAAACCTCTTTTTGGTCCTAACCAAGAACCAACAACTCCAGAAGAGTTTAATGATTATTTAAAATCAATAGGAGTAACACAAACAGTAAAAGACGGTGGACGAATAGGTGCTATGGACGGTGGTATGATGAGTCCTGTGGGTGGG